GGTATTTTGGGAGGATTCCGAATGCGTTTGCTTCCAGATTCAGTTGAGCCCATGCATAAGCACCAAAGATGGCGTTAAACATACCAGCAGTACTGGTTGTTGAAGGAGCATCAGCTTTTCTAAGAAGGTTACGATTGTGTCCATAATATTGTGCCTCAAGCTCGTCGATTGTTCGTATTTGAGTCATTTTTAGTATGTTCCTACTTCGTCAGGTGTTGGAGTATAATACTTGCCAGCTAGAATGTTTCTTGCTACTACACTTAGATTTCCACCTTCTCTTGCATCTTTCAAAACATATGACATATCAGATTCTGCTGATTTGTTTATTGAGTTGATTGCTGCACTAGGTCTTGGAGTCTCGGTAGTAAAGTCGAAATTAGATTTCTCTTGCATTTTCAATCCAGATGGATCGGTTTTTGGTTTATCTTCACCAGATTTATCATCATCTAATCCTGCTTGCACAGAGTTTGATTGATATGTATCTGGGACTATAACCTTTGCACCAACGTCTTCGGTTGCTGAAACACTTGGTTTCAACGGTAAGTCTGTTGGGGTTTCCAATGCTTTCAATCTACTATCAATACCTACTAATGTAGAACTAACGTCTTTTTGAGTTTCTGCGAGTGACTTTATAACGTCAGTTAATGTACTGATGTTTGATTTGATTGCTTCTTGGAAATCAGATTTCTCTACTTCGTTGTAGCTTTCATCTTGTTTGGATTCTGTATTGTTTTCCATATCCTTATCAGATTCTTTTGTTTCCGAGTTTATATAGTTTTCGTTATCTTTATTATCTTCATCTTTATCATCTTCTTCCTTCTCTTTTGGTACACCTTGTCCACCTAGTTGATTATTACCTGCTTCTGTTTGAATGCCTGATTTTTTAGTATCTTCATCCTTTTCCTCCTCATCTTCATCCTTTTCCTCCTCTTCTTTTACTTCTGTAACCTGTGTTGATTCTGAATTAGTATACTCTTTACCACTACTTCTAATACCACTGTTTAATTGTAAACCCTTTTCTACTTTATCATCATCTTCCTTTTCTTCCTCTTTCTTCTCTTCTTTTTCTTGTACTTTTATCTCTACATCACTATCGTCATTAATAGGAGATGATTCCCTGGTTGATGATTTCTCAGAATCATTGTTGTATAAGTTGGTTCTATCACCATCTGCGTTTGAAAAGTCTTCGGCTTTCTCAACAGTACAACCAAATTTATCACATTTGATCACCATTTTACCGTCTTCTCTAACCTCAACATTGTCAGTTATGGCTTTTGCAAGTGGATTATAATCTGTAATTAATGCTAATGGAACTGCTGGATCTTTACAAACTGCTACTTCGTAGTGTTCTAAACTTTTTAATTCATATGCAACACTACCATCTTTCATGATTTTTGGTGTTCTATCTGCTTTAGTAGCCCCCCCAAATGATAGTCCTTTGTACTCTCCACTCTTAATTTTACTCCAAATTTCATCATCTAAATGATAGTCTTTGTGTATTTTACCTGTAATTTTAATTGCTGGATACTCTTCTCCATCAACACTTTTGTAAACTGTTTTAGCATAACTGATACCTTTACCTATAATTCTGTTACTATGAGTATCACTGATTGGTGCTCCTCTGTCCATCCAAATTGGAAGAACCTTGATTAATTCATCAACAATAGTAATCTCTCCTTGTTTATCTTTAACTTGAACTGTAAGATAACCTTCAAAGAATCGTTGATCTCCGCCTATAGGATGTAGGTCTTTTGTGACAAATTGGTTGAAAAAGATGTCATTATCCATTATATAATAATTCGATACATTACTTATAAAGTTTTAGAAAAATGGAGAAAGGAATAGTAAGTTGTTTAAAGATCTTACTAAACGGTTTTTTTTGCTTTTGAGACAGCGAAATCTACTGCGAAACCAACAGATAGACCGATTAATACGGTTTCCGTAATTCCTAGACTTCCTACGCTCAAAGTTTGTGCAACTGCGATTCCTGCAAATGAAGCTACAATTAAAGCACCAATGAGTTTCTTAACTGAATAAGATTCCCCTGTTGCTCCTAAATAACCTCTAACGGTATTTAGTGCTGCTCCACATATTACAGAGAGTGTTGCGATCAATAATGGATCAATCATACATGAATCGTAATTCACCTATATTTAAGGTTTATTCATCATCTTCATCTTTCTCAGAGCATAGTGGGCACAGATGCTCACATAATGTTTGTAAAAATGTTTTATCTTGATTTACCATATTTCTCCAACTCTCTAGATATTGTCAATCCCGTGACAAATACTGACGAAATTAGTGCAATAATAATAGTCTGTTCTAACGTTAATCCTATATCAAATATGGTTTCTGCTATATTACCTGATACTAATGGTGAGAAAAAGGATACTCCAAAGTTACCAAAGATCCTTGCACAAGCTTTATTAACTCTCTTGGAAGCCATATAAATACATATATAGTAAAGTATATAAATTAACGTGTTATTGTTATTTATCGTATGTAGGCGTTAACATTTTACTTTCTATCATCTCTAATAATATCATAGGATCACCATTAATCTTTTTAATAAATTCATCATCTCCTCCAGAAGTACCAGTAAATCGTCCACATTTGAAACATATTGACAAATCATGTACTCCATCAGTATAATTATATACATTCATTTTACAACCTTCACACGTCTTTACCATGATGAGTTGACTAACAAGGCTTTATAAATAAGTATTGCTGCATAAAAATATGGCTACATCAATATACATATTTGACAGTGACCAGATGTTTAAAGCTGTTTATAGGGAACATATGGATGATGTTGAATATAAGATGCCTCTCATAGACTTGTATGTGAAAGGAGAGAGATTATGGGTTGTAACAAATTCCAACGATATGAAAGAACAACCAAGATTAACTAGAAGTATTGTACATTTCAGAAAAGATAATGCAAAGGATTTTACAGATGGAGATGAGAAATTAGTTATACATGGTAAGATTAGATATAATGAGAAAAGAAATCAATTAGAGTTCTTTCCAAGATTTCTGAGAAAGCCTCTATTAAGCATGAGAGTAGGCAGATATTATGGATTAAAGGCAGGAAAGTGTAACATAGATTACGATAAACGTTACTATGACTTTAAGAATGACCGTATGATATTCATTTTGGAGAGTAAAGAATGAAATTTGATTTTATATTGGGTGAAGTAGAGGAATTATTAGAGGTCACTAACATAAAATTGAGTAATATTGAAACATTATTGGAAATGATACTAACTCCACCAGATTTAGTTGCATATATGAAGAAAAAACAACACGTTAAGAAGAAACCTATCGACGATTCCCTTTAGTATAGCCACCCATTATCTTTTTCCAATCTTTACCGTGTTTTTTACGCATTGAAATCCAAAATGGATCTGTTTTCATGAAACCACCTTTCTGATTGTACTCTTTTGTGACTTTGGCAATTCTTTTATGACATGTATTGCAAAATCTACCGTTAACTTGTTCAATATGGAACTTGTATGAATTACAAAAGAAGCATAGACCATAATATTTGTCACAAACCTTTGCTAGGAGGGGTTCACGACCTTTTTTACCTGCACAGTCACCACAAATATCTGCAATCGTTGCTGCTGCAACGTCAACCTTCATACAACCAAGACAAACTGCCTCTTTATAGTTAGATACCTTGGTAAATTCGTCACCTTGATGCCTTTCCCAAAGCTTCTTGGTCATGTCGTTTGCGTTTTCGTTAGTATTTAGTTCAGTTGGCAATATCTTTTTGTAATTTCCTTAAGTTTATAAGTGTTTTCTCTAGAACTTTGTTAGTTTCAAGTGAGTTATCAATTGAATCAATTACATCTATGATTTTCCAAATTACTTCTATGTTTGCAGGGTTTGATTTAACAGTACTAAGGTCAGCCATCTGTCCAGTTATCTCTTTTGCAATTTTTACAGGGGAAACTACTTTAACTTTCTTAACTTTAGGCTTTACATCTGGGTGTTTGCAAGATTCATCGCACTTGTGGAATTTTTTAGTCATTCTTCTTCATCATCCTCTTCTACAAACCCTTTGGTAACGTAAAATTTAACTTTTTTGGTACAGTATACTTTGGTCATAAGTCATCCTCCCATACCTTGACACCTTCAAACTCTTTTGCAACAATGTCTCTTGCATCTCTTACTGTCATTCCAGTTGCCTTTCTTAATTCTTCAACTGTTTTTGTTTTCTTCCAATCATAGTCTATTGCTGTTTGTAACGTACTCTTTACGACTTCAAAGTTTGATGGGGTAATGCCTTTGCTGTAGGATTTCTTGCTCATTGAACTTCCACTTGTCGGACTACCTTGTCCAGTTCCACCAATGTCTGATGGTCGTGGGTTGTGTGGCTCTCCTTCAAATGCCTGTTGGTCTTCTTTTGGAGCAGGCTTTCCTTTACCTGCACCGTTCTGGTTTCCATTGATGGCACCAATACCAAACATCATCTCTGCTGTCAAAGCAGTTTCCTTGCTTACCTTAAACTCACCTGTGTGGGTTCTGGTAATGTCAAAGCCCATCTGTTGAAGCATCATCATGTTCTGTATTTCAACTCCGTCCTGTTGCAAGTCTCTAAGTTTGTCAGTGTCCTCACCAGTTTTTAATTGTAATTCCCAATCATCAATGTTAAGCATCTTGCTGATTTTACTAAAGAATGCTTTCTTTAGAATGTCCTGTCCGAACTTTACTGCTCTGTTTGTGATGGTTACTTGCAGTCCTTCTTGACTCCATCCAGCAGGGGTTTCACCGTAATAGAAAGGTAGTACACCGTAGACAGCACCGATAATCATTCTTAGTTCTTTTCTTACTTCAATAAATTCTAACTCTTTAAGGGAACCAGTAAAGTCTAACCATTGGGCAGGGTTCTTTCCACCCTTGTCATTCTCTACTAATAGGGGGTGAATCATGTAAGGATCTTCTTGTGCTTTCTGTTCTAATACATCCCATGACTTTTTGAATGTGTCATAGTTTCTTGAAGAGATAACTAACATACCACGTGGTGGTCTCATTTTATCAAAGTACTTTCTGATATACTCATCCATGTGGGATAGGGACATAGCCTTACTCCATACGGAATAGATAGGGGAAAATCCATACAATAAGTTTGGTTTGTACTTGCCTGCCTTCCAAATGATTTCACCTTCACCATAGATAACTCGTTTAGGTTGTGGGATACCAATAGAGTATACAGAGTTTACTTCGATAACTGCCTTTAGGGCTTCAGCACCACAGCGGTCACATTTCGGTTCTACTAATCTAGCATCCCTATGTTCAAATCGTGGGCACACGAAAATTTTATTTCGCTTGTCATCATAGCCAATTCGTCCATCACTGTCCGCAATCATTGCCACCTGTGGTGGCTCGATCCTTAGCATTTCTTTTATAATTGTTTTCTCTTGGTCAATCTTTCCTGTAACATCGTCGATTTTATAATTTTTAAGCAAAAGTAAATATGCGTTATCTGCAATTTCAAAGTCTCTTTCCAATTGACGTGCTACGTCTTCCAAGGTCTGTTGGTTGGAGTTGACAGGCTCATTCATCAAGTTCTCCAAAGTCTTGCGGTGTTCTGGAACAGGTCTAACTAAATCATTACTTCCACAGGTATCACATACTAGTGCATGTGCTGATGGAACATCTGCTGATTTCTTTTTGCGTGGGTGTGCTCCTCCACTATCACCGTTGGCTTCGAATGGTTGCTCATCAGGGTTGTCAGCAGTAGGTGCGTATTGGAATTCCTTTGAACAGTTCATACATTTGTATTTCCATTTCTCGACAACTTCAAAGCCGTTCTTGAACATCTCCCTGTTGAGTGTTTCAATAGGGATTCTTAAAGCATCAATGTTATCTGCTAATTCATAAATCATAGTAAGTGGGAATGGGAAAATTGGTAGTTTGGCACCTGTGTCGGTACTCATGTATGGTTGAGCAACACTAGGTCTAGTCGTGGTTTCTGTGTAATTTTTATTAACCATGTTCAGTGCTTTATTTAATGCACTAGCAACAGATTTACGAATCTCGACCATGTTGTAATTGATTTGTCACTACATATATAGTTTTTGTCACGAGGCTGAATGATAAGGTTAATCGTGGATCCTACACATCGCCTTACAAGACTCTCAAATTGTGGATACAAACACCACGGCTCAGAGTTCACACAGTGTATATTATAGGTAACTAGTTATATAATAATGTTTATCTAATTTGTGCGAAGCAC